TGGGATTGGGTCTACTGTTAAAGTTAATGGACGGCTACATTTAGATAGTTACGGTCGAGGACCTGGAATGTATGAAAAGAATGCAACTCGTCAAGTAATATATATTGTGCCTGGTCGTAAATATCCAGTATGTGTAGGGATAGGTGGTATTGCTCGTGGTTGGGTTAAGAGGAGTGAGGTTAAAAGGGTATGACGGTAACTACTTTACATTTATATAGACGTAGCAATCTTTACAGAAAAAGCCGTAAAAATCCTAAAGGAACAGGATATGATCTAAAAAATAATGTTACTAATATCAAATGGGTAACTGATCTTAACTTCTCGGCTGGGGAATTAACTTTTGATTTATATGAAGGAGACAATAGAACTTTAGTTATTCCTTATACTGGAGACATTATTACTTTTAGATGGGATAAACATAAAATTTTTTATGGATATGTTTGGAAGTACTCTGTAAAAAAAGACAAAGTAATTAGTGTTACCTGCTACGACAAGATGAGATATTTAAAGAATCAAGATTCAATTGTCTTTAAAACAAATACTGTTGCTGATCGCTTTAATGAAGTTTGTTCTCGCGCTGGTATTTCTCATATTGTAAAGAATGCACCTAGTCATAAGGTAGCTGCTGAAATATGTGATGGGAAATCTTATTTTGATATGCTTAAGTCTGCAATTAATAAAACTTACTTATCAACTAATCATATGTATTTCATAGCAACAAATTATGACAAGGTTGAATTAAGGAGAGCTCCTTATAAAAAACTCAAAATTATTGTTGATAGTCGTACAGTAATAAGCGACTTTAATTATTCTGTTGATATTGAAAATACTGCAAATGTAGTCAGAATTGTGCAAAAGGATTCTAAAAAGTCACAAAGTAAATCGGCTACTGCTAGAGGAAAAGGGAAAAGAAAAGCTAAAAAGGCGACAGAAAAGGAAACCCCCGAAAATACTTCTTTTAGTTTTGCGGATGCTATAGGTAGATCACCACAACAGTGGGGAAAATTACAAATTACTCAAAATAAGAAGGAAAAAGCTAATCATGTCCAAATGGTGGCACAAGCTAAGGATCTTCTTAAGCAAAAAAATCTAGCTAATAAAGAGTTGAGTATTACTACTAAAGGGAATGTGGATTTAAGAGCTGGGAATGCTGTAACAGTTTATCTGAAAGATATGAAAAAGAAATTCAATAATTGTCCTATCTTAAAGGCTACCCATAATTTTGATACGGATTATACCGTTAATTTAGAAATGAAAGTAGGAGAACAATGGTTGGGGAACGACTCTTCGAATTAATGAATAGTAAAGGTGGTAATCCTAGTGATTACGCCGACATTGTATATGGGGTAGTGATTCAAGCATCCCCATTAAAAGTTCAATTATCAAACCAATTAATTATTACAGATGATTTTATTGTAATGGGAAAGCACATCGGAAAATTTAAGTTACAAGGTAAAGCTAAATTTAAAGGAAGTGCAGATATGACTTTTCATGGTCATCATGATACTGCAGACATAAAAAGTATAGAGCTTAATTTTCCAAAAGATAAATTTGAAATTGAATTCGATAACTCACTTGAAAAAGATGATAAAGTTACTCTAATTCGTATGGATGGAGGACAACAATATTATTTGTTTGAGCGTGTTGATAAAGACGGATATGGTTTTTGAGAGGAGGTAAGGTAAATGGATGATGAAGATATCATTATTGAAGAAGATCAAGATGATTTTGAGGAAACAGGTTTTGAAGGAGAAGAATTAATTATTGAGCAGGATGAAGCAGATGCTCAAGAAGAAAATAATGATAATGAAGAAGATGAAAATTCTACCTTAACTTTTCAAATCTACCATGGGCGAATTAGAAATAAGTTTGATGGATTACCCGCAATGGAACAGGCAATTGATAAAATTTTAAAAACAGAACGGTTTGTATATCCTATCTATTCGGATCAGTATGGTAATGATCTATACGATTTAATTGGTGAAGATCGTGATTATGCTGTAGTAGAAGTTGAAAGAATGATTACTGAAGCTTTGGAAGCAGATGATCGAGTTGAAGATGTTGAAGTTGATACTATTGAACCTCTAGAAAATAACAAATTAGCTGTTAAAGGGAGATGTTCTACAGTATATGGAGATATAGCAATAGATGAAGAGGTGAATTTAAATAATGAGTCCTAAAGATTTGGCCGAAGAGTTTGAAAGTCGGGATTATGAATATTGGCTTGAAGAAATCATGAGCAAAATTCCTGAAAATATTGACAAACGGGAAGGATCAATTATTTTTGATGCAGTAGCACCAGCAGCCATGGTTATTGCACAACAAAGTTTAACTATGGCAATGATGGTTAGAGAAACTTATGTCCAAACTGCGACAGGGGAATTTTTAGATTATCGTGCAATAGAGCGTGGTACGAATCGCTATCCTGCAACATATACTGAAGTTAAAGCAAAATTTCTTGATAGTGATGGAAATCCAATAAATAACGTAAGAATAGGCGATCGATTTGCAAGTATCGGTGAAACGCCTATTTTTTATACTGTCACAAAGATTGATGATGATCTTACTGGGCAACTAAAAGCGGAAGAGGCAGGAAGTCAATCTAATGCCTATATTGGTCAAATTTTGCCAGTAACACCTAATGATCAATTAAGTTGGGCAGAAATTATTGAAGTTACCGCTCCTGCTAGGGATGTTGAAACTGATGACCATTTACGTAATAGGCTTCTTAGTAAAAACACTTGGATAGCCTATGGCGGTAATATTGCTGATTATCTCGATATGCTTAGCAAAATTGATGAGGTGGGTGCAGGTCAAATTTATCCTATCTGGAAAGGACCAGGTACAGTCAAATTAGTAATTTTAAATAATGATCTAATGCCAGCTAGCCAGACTTTACTAAAAAACGTAAAAGAAAAAATTGATCCAGAAGATGCCGAAACTGAAGGAGTTGGATTAGCACCCATTGATCATCAAGTAACAGTTGTTGCTCCTGAAGAATTGAAGATTAACATTAACACTACTCTAACAATCGATAATAAATCCAATGCATAATTGATTAAAACGAATATCAAAAAGCAGCTTGAAAATTATTTTAAAGATTTGCGTAAAGAGTGGGGAATAGTTAATAGCACACTTGGAAGAGGATATTCGGAAACAATTTATCGTTCAAAAATTTTAGCTAACATTATGCGAACTGAAGGAGTATATAATGCTCAATTGCCGAAGCTTAATGGAAAAGATGAAGATATCCAACTAGTATTTAACAACCAAACATCTCAATTGCCTATTTTAGGAGAGGTGGGATTAGATGTCGGTTAAAGGAGAAGTATCTAATTTCATGCCTGATTACTATAAAGGCGTGTATGAAATGGAAAAATTACTAGAAGCAGAGGATTTTATTCTTGGTGGCGTTGGAAAAGAGCAAATGCGTATTCTTTACAATGAATATGTAATGCCAGCTGACTTGCAAGGAGTTCAAATTTTTGAAAATCAATTAGGAATTGTACCTGATGTAGGAGATTCTCTTGAAGAACGAAAACAAACAATTCTAATCCACATGTTGCCGCCACAACCTATTACTAAAAAATTTATGCAAAACTTTCTGAAAAACATGAATCTACCTGTAGGTTTTAATGTAAATCATTCTGAACGTGTTGCGATCATAAATGGTGAACGAGCGAATCTTAATGACGCTAAAATTAAACAGTTGCAATACATTTTAAATGTTTACTTACCTGCAAACATGGGTAAAAAAATCAGGCTTGATTTACCTAATTTAAAATCTTCTGGAATGCTTTATTTAGGAGGAGCGCCAGTGTGTAGCACTAAAGTACAAATTAAAGGGAGTTTATTATCTAAGGAGGGATAGAAATGTCGCAATATAGCAATTTAATTTTTACTAATATTGGGATGCAAATGTATAAAAAGAGTTTAAGTACCAGTATACCTATTATGGTGTCTCCAGTACTTGCAGTACAAAATAGTAGCTTAAGAACAATGAGTATAAATCAAATTCAAAATCTTAATATAGAAGATGGGAATCTTGATTCATTAGGCAAAGTAGCCTATATGAATGTAACCAACTCTAATTTTGATTTTCAGCAAACTCTAGAAAATCCGATTGAGTTTAGTGCAAGTATAGATAATGCTAACGGTCTTGAAAATGGAATGACCATTGATGGAATTGTAATACTAACCAATGATCCATCTAATGGATTATTTATTCCTTTAGCTATTTCTAAAGCAATCGATCCAGAAATCATTCCACCTAAAAAAGATAATGACATCACTTATACTTTTACTGCTGATTTGCTTTTAAATGTTGATCGTACGGATAAAATTTCTGTTAAATACAGTCCAGATGGATTAGTGAAACGTAAAGAACTGGAAAAGCACGCAGAAGAAGCGGACGATAACTATGCTAGAAAAATTGATACTTATACAAAAATTGAAACTAATAGAGAAATTCAAAATGCTAAACCTAAAAAGTTAAAATGGGGGATCGAGGTAAATGGTGGATATTTAAATAATGCAGGAGATCCTCAAGGTGAATTTAATTTTGGATATGATAAAGATGCCTTATATTTAAATCCTAAAAAAATCTTAGAATCAATTACCTACTCATTGGCAAAAGATGATTATCTATTGGTTAGTCATGCACAATTGACGCAAGCTTTGAAGGAATATAAAGCTGTTAAGAAAATAAGTGGTTTAAATCCAGATAGTATAGGAAATGTAAACTTAGATGGTAAATATTTAAGTAAAACTGATCCTTCTGTTGTTAAATTTGGAAATATCGGTGATCTTGAATTCAAGAAGGGTGCTGTCAGCCCCAATGGACCAGTAGGACAATTTGAAACTCTCTACTATAAAAATGATGGTAATACAACTTTTTTAGCTAATGTTGATATGCTTAATGCGGTTTCAGCTACAAAAGTAAATAAGTCCACACTTAGTGAAGAACTAGATAAAAAAGCAGACAAAACAGATCTTGATAAAAAAATGGATTTAAAGCTTATAAGGATAGATTCTTCTAATGCTGAAAAATATGGTTTAAATCGCGATTTAATTTATAAAGCTGCTAAAGAAGGAAGATATGATTTTGCGTCTACGGTCATTAGTGAACCTTTAAGATTACCTGAAGAAGTAAAATCTGTTCCTTTCTATTTACAAATAACAAATTTTAATACCTTTCAAGAACAAGTAATAGTAGCTTCCAATAATTTTGTACCTACAATTTATAGAAGGTTTATTGAAAATAATACCGCTAATAAGAGAACCTGGTATAAATTTACTGGTATTCCTGTTGAAAAGTAGGTGAGAAATGTGAAATGGATAAAAATTTTTAACCCAATTCATGTAATTATGGGACTTGTATTAATTGGAGTAGGTGGAGACTTGCTATTTCATGACCATTATTTCATGTGGCCACCTGGAGCAGATACTTATATTAATTCTGATTTAATTGGTGGTTGGGGCTTTCTTACAGGAGTAGGACTAGTCTTTGCAGGCATGAGAAAATATATGCCTATTAAAGCAAATTTGGTTTTACTAGTTTTTGCGTCTACATTTTGGGGCTTTGAAACTTTCATGGAGTTGATGCACTCAATCATCTTTTATGATCCAGGTAGAATGTTAGCTTTGTTTTTTGAAGAGTTAGGCTATTTACTACTAACCTTTTTAATGATTCGTGGAAGTCCCACACAGAAAAGAAGCGATATAGAGCGAAAGGAGTAGATTGCTATAGATAAGGAATGGACCACCATCCTCACTAGTGGAGTGCTAGGTGCTATAGTATCTGCTTTAATATCTGCTTGGCAATGGTACTTAAAATACAAAGATGATCGAAAGGATAAGGACAGTAAAAATCAAAAAAATGATGTAAAATTTTACCGAAAAAAATGGCTTGAGGATGAAGATACTATAGATCAGTTAAGAAATGAAATTCGTGATTTGAAAGATCAAGTTACAAGTTTGAAAGGAAAAAAGAATGGGTAATTTAAATATTGTAGATGTAGCCACAACAGTGGCTATTTTTATTGTAATCATTGCTGGATTTTTAACTTTGATTGAGAAAGTTTATAAAACTAAGAAGCCTTTAACAACTGATGATGTGTTTGATTTAGCGCGTATGATCGTTGCCCAATTTGACACTTTAAAAGGGAGTAATAAAAAGAAAAAGATTGAGGCTACTAATGCTTTAACCGAAGCAGTTAAAGATAAAACAGGTGAAGTTGCAAAAGTGGTAGCAAATAACCCAGAGGTAGCGAGTGGAGCTATTGAAATGGCTGTTAATAAACGTAAGAAAGATGGTGTGGAATAATGGCTAGAGAAATTGTAATTGATTTAGCTAATTATCAAGCAAATTTATCCATGCAGGACTATAAAAAAATTGGTGCAAAGTATGCGATTGTTAAGATTAGCGAAAACACTAATTATGTTAATGAGTGTGCTAAGGCGTTAGTAAATAGATCTGCCTCAGGTGGGGTAAAAGGTTTTGCCTTTTATCATTTTGGTAGATTTCACAATGACGAGGATGCAGTAAAAGAAGCAAGATATTTTATTAAGAATGCTGAAAAGCTATTTAATGTAAAAAAGAATACTTTGCTAATCCTTGATGCAGAAATTAAAGATATGCCCACATCTTCAGTAATTACATTCCTTAATGAGATTCGCAAAGCGGGATATAAATCAGGATTCTATACTTACAAATATTTACTTGATGGATTCAACTTAAAGAAAATCAAGCCATATATGGATTTATTCTGGTTAGCAGCTTATCCTCTTGCAAATGGTAAGGTAGCAGATAGAAATCCAGATTTTAATTATTTTCCATCTGCAGATTATGTAGATTTATGGCAATATACTGATAACTTGTTGGGGTATAAAGTAGATGGATCAATTACAGTGACTGATAATGCAATTAACCTATTTAATCCTGAAAGTGACCCTAAAGGTGCTAATAAATCAAAGTGGGTAAAGGAATCAGGAACTTTTACATTAGCTGAAGATTTACATTTACATGAAAGTCCTCACATTGATTCCCCTTCAATTGCATTATTAAAGAAAGGAGATGTGATTAAGTTTGATGCAACTCTGCAAGGACCAAAACGCTTGTGGCTGAGACAGCCAAGGGCCAAAGGTACCTATGGCTATATTGTTGCAAGAGATCGATTCGGTAAAATGCTAGGTAAGATCAGATAATTATTATTAACAAATACTAGATTTTGTTAATAATAATCGAGAAAAATAAATTGAATATGTTTTAAAAGCCACTCTAGGATTAATTTCCTAAAGTGGCTTTTTTATTTTATGTGATAAGATTTATACATAGTACTTTTAGTGCTATTTACCTTACGAAGCTGTCAAAAAAGGAGAGTAAAATGAATTTATTAGACAAAAAAATTATGGAAGACAGGATTGCTACCTACCAAACGCGAGAAATGATTTTAAATGATTTGATTCAAGAAACTTTTAAAATTATAGTTGAATCTACTGATCCCATAGAGATTAAAGCTGAAGCTAAAAAATTAGCTGATTATCGATTGCAGTTAGTAGAAGTTCAAAACTATCTTAAAAATCCAAATTAAAAGCTTATAATCTGTTCGAATATATAAAAATCATTTTTTTTACAGTTTATAGTCGTTATAAAGAAGCACATAAAGAATTAAAAATACCACCCGAAAAATAATCTCAGGTGGTATTTTTTTGCGTTCGGTTTGTATTCGGTACCTTAGCTGATGAAAATTGCTATATATCAACAATTATCTTACATATTAAACCCCACGTAGGTGGGGGTGATCCTTAACGCTTATTTATTTGGTAATTTAAGCAGAAGTATTCCCCACGTAGGTGGGGATGATCCCTTTGCATCGTCAGTCGTCGTCGTGTCACAAACGTATTCCCCACGTAGGTAGGGGTGATCCCGATGGACACGATTCGCCGGAAACTGGGAATCGGTATTCCCCCCGTAGGCGGGGATGATCCTAAATGGAAGTAATTTCCTAAATCCTTCTGGTAGTATTCCTCACGTAAGTGGGGATGATCCCCTCATCATCAACTTTTAAAAAAGTGGTCATTATGTATTCCCTACGTATGTGGGGATGATTTTGTAAGAGAAAAAATCAATGAAATGCGAAGATAAAGGAGGGCTATCTCTTCTTGGATATTAAAATAAAGCATAGTATGAAGATGGTAGAGTAAGAATTTTGGATTGCCATGTGACATATAATCTATATTGGGGCGTGATTGAAATAATTAAAGAGAGGATAACTCTAAATACAGATTCTTTAAGTCTAGTCGAACTAACACAAATTATTCATCAATGCAAGAATAATAGATTATCTTTTGAAAAAGGCGTCGGATGAATTAGAAAATTGAAGAAATTAGAAATTTTCGGATGGACACACATAATTCTAATATTTGGATGCTAACTTTGAATGTAGAGAATGTCTTTAGATATTGGAGAATCGTTCCAGATACTAATTCCTAAGATTCGGATTACTTAATGTATGAGTTGAATTTATAACTATAGATTTATTGGTGCGAAGGATAAGTGAACATAAAAATATGAGACCTTCGCACTACTTTTTTGCTAAATTATTTTGAAATAAATAGGATTTTAAAATAAAATAGTTGTTAAGCCACAATATATTGATGTGTTATGGATATTGTAACAATTTATTGCGGTCGCACTCCGTGTGAGCGCGTGGATTGAAATTTTTGCAACTAAAATATATAAAAAAGTACAAGATCGTCGCACTCTGTATGAGTGCGTGGATTGAAATTCCAAACATGGCACACGATGACAACGTTGACTCAAGTCGTACTCTATATGAGTGCATGGAATAAAATCCTATAGTATCAAAAAAGAAGGCTTCTAGGGGAAGAAGCCTTCTTTTTATATTATATAAAAATAGTTATAATCCAAATGAAATTTTATAAAGCCAAATTCCTAAAATACACCCTAAAGTAGTAGCAACTACGGGAATCCAACTATAGTCCCAATTTGGACCACCTTTATTGGGAATAGGTAAAATTGCATGAACAATCCGTGGACCAAGATCACGAGCGGGATTAAGAGCTGGTCCGGTTGGGCCTCCTCCGGCCATTACTAACGCCGTAATCACTAAACCGATACCAATGTTAGCAATATCAATAGATTGTTTAAAGAACATTCCGCGATATAATCCCATCGCAATAAAACCTAAAATTGCTGTATCGATAAATTCTGTTACAAAACCATTTAACTTATTATCTAAAGCATCCCCTGTAGAAAAGCAAGCTAGAATTGCTCCCGGATCATCAGGAGTATTTTTAAAGTAAATCCAGTAAATCGCTACTACAAGTAGTTGACCACCTATTGCTCCTAACATTTGCGCAATAATGTAAGGAACTACATGAGTCCAAGGAAAAATTCCACAAGCAGCTTCACCTATAGTAATAGCTGGATTAATATGATTACCAGAAATTGAACCAAACAACATAGCTGGAAGCATTACTCCAAAGCCAAAACCCCAAGCGATAAAATTCCAACCACCGTTTGATTGACCATTTGTTCCATTAGC